AGCATGAAACATAGCGTTCTGTGAGATTGTGCGGGGGTTGCTGTAAGGCTTTAGGGTAATAGCGCAAGGCTTCTTATAATCCCAATCTTTTAGGCGGTCAGCAATGTACCTAAGCCGAATTTCTATCTCTTCGGCTCGGTACACTTTTACACTGTCAGCATCGCTCAAACTAATGCCCTCGAAAGCCACTTTTGACTTAAAATATCTTCGGCAGACTCTAACCTCGTGATAAACGGCTTGTCGGCATCGTTGTTATAAGCTGCCTTAGCCATTCTTAAATCATAATCAGTGATAATCTTGCACTGTTTAGCACGAAGCCTGCTGTGCAGTGTCTTGGCGTTAATACCTGCGACCTCAGCCATATGCGGCAAACTATACTTTTCGCCTGTTTTTAGACCTCCAGTCTTGCCTGCAAATAGATACTTTTGGGGGATTTTGTGGGGTGGGTTCTTTCGTCGATCACTACGCACGCTTAAGTTCCTCCCCGCCATCATAATAAAAACCATACTTTGTCAAAAAATACTGCTTTTGAGAATCACGTTCTTCTAGCTCACACCATGTTATGTCGGTAAGGGACATATTGATTGACCTGCCGCGAATTGAACCTTCAGCAGATCCAACTGCCTTGTGCTTGGCCGCATATGGTGAAACTCCGCCAGTCGCTTTGGTGCGCTTGAGCCAAGAATTTATAAACTTAGTCATGCCGCCTTTAGTTTTTCGGTTTTTAGGATTTGAATAGAGCCATATTTCCATGGCATTTAGTTCTTGCTTAACAAGTTCATCACCGTAATGCTCGACCAGTTTTTGGTAAAAGTCATCAGGGACAGTGTAGGCTTTACCGTCATTTAATAGCATATTAAGCTCCCATCAAGAAATATCTTGACACAGTGCATTGCTCATCAAACCGATTAGTCACTTTTATGCGATGTGAGAGTATTGGATTTCCCTCAGCTTTAAGCTCATAAATTCGAGTAGCTAACTGGGTCACGCCTAGTTCTTGATAGGCTTCTAATGATGTGATCGTGTTACCACTTTCAAGGTGTTGCAGGATGCGTTCTTTCTGGCTCATTGTTCTTTCTCCTTTGGTTCGCGCTAAGCGCTCACCGACTTTTTGAATGAATTTTTTTAAATTATTTTCTTTGAGATACTTTAACCCTTTTACTTGTCGCCAAGTAAATTTTTAGTTAAGAGGGCTAAAGCAGCTCTTCGGTATAATTGTTATCGTATCGAATATTTAATCTATCCTGAAGCCAGTACCGACTGGATTCAAGGGCTATGTGAAGAGGGTCAACTTCGTCTTTGGGGTTTAATTTAAAATGGTTCCCCAACCTCTAGCCCGATAACTTGCTGAAGTATTATCTATATCAACTTGATTGTAAACACTAATTTAAAACCCTAAGCGAAAAAAAGTGATAATGTCTAAATTTAAGGCATTACAAATATGCTGCATAGTGTGCAGCTTCATATTAGGCTGCGTTCTCCACCGTATAACCTGCTGTGGGCTTGTCTTAGCGATCCTAGATAGTTCTGCGTTAGATATGCCAGCATTTGATTGGGCGGCTCTAACAGCCTTTCCTGCGTCTATAAGTTGCATATTATTATTCCAGTTGTGATATATTGTTATTGACCGGCTAGCGCTGGTCTTTCTCCTGTTGGTTCCCCCCCGCGAGGGGGGGATTTAACTCTAAAACGGTATATCTTCATCAAACTCGGCAGTATTAGACTGCACTGCTTTCTGTGCTTGCGCCATGCCTTGCTGCTGGGCTTCATCTTTTGCGCTGAACTTCAGGCTCATGTACTTAGTGCCTGTCTTGCTGGTATTAACCCAGCCGCTTACCCAGTATTCTTTGCCGTCAATCAGTGCGCTACCTTTGCGGTCAGGGTGTGTCTCCGATTCTTTCTTGTCGTTCACAAACATCGCGCCGCTGTTATCTTTCTGCTCGTATGTACTCATTTTTTTTCTCCAGTTATTGTGCTGTTCTAAATTCAGGGGTTTTCATTGTGGCGCGTTCTTGGGTAGTGAATACGCCGCCTTTGCTTGGTGCCTTCCAGAGTAGCTGCTTCTCTGTATCGCTTAACTCTTTCCATGCTTCGTTAGCTGTGGACAGGTCGCCAGTTGCCAGACCGTCCTTGATAGCCTTAACGCTTGGCATCAGGTCGATAATGGAATCTTCGTAGCTTTCCTGCTCGGCCTTCTTAACTGCCTTGTCGCTTCTTAGCATTGCCGCTTCTGCGTCATCATCTACTTGCGGGATTCCAGCCATGGCAGCCAATCCGTAGCGTCTTGCGTAGGTAATACAAGATCCGCCAGATTGCGGGTCGCGCTTAACCATCGGCAATAAAAACTCTTGTTCTAACCACTGACCAGAGCAGTGCATCAGCCTTGTGCAAACTCCTACACTGTTATCAGTGCTGATAGGGAACTGAACGTAGCTGAGGCCATTAGCCGCAAACGGCTCTTTAATTACCTGCATAACGTCCGACAAGTTCGCGTATTTAGATTTAAAGAAAGGGTTGCCACTGCCTTTGACTGCTCCCCCCATAACTGCTTGCGCTACGCATAATGCGGTTGCAATTTCGTCAATTTTTTCGCTTGAATACATATTTTTCTCCAATTATTGAATGGTTATGATACTAAAAAGTTAATGATGTGGTAACACTTTTGTCAGGGTCAGCGCAATTAGCTGATGCGCACTCCCCTGCTGCGGTCAGCGAGCCGTATGCGTGATAGTATTCATCCGGCATATTATCTCGCGCCGGGTTGTGCATGGCGTAGTCTTTCTCTGCCAGCTCGTAAAAGTAATTTTGAAAGTCGGTAGTAAACATAATGCCTCCTGAATGCCCCCTAAGGGGCGTTTGAATTAGCTTTATTTTAGAATTGGGTGAGTAAAACCCTTGGTGCTGTAATACTCTATTAGTATAGAGCGCACAACGGAAACACTTGAGTTATAAATATTGGATAGGTTAGCGATGTTTAAGTCACTATTGTTTAGATGGATATTTAAAAGTTCGTGCTTAGTCATGTTTTTGCCCTGCGTTGGTTTTTGTATGTAGGAGCATTATCTATTATGTTTACTATAATGTAAACACTTTAGACAATAAAAAGCCCAAATTAATGGGCTTGGTTTAATATGCGGCTAGTTTGGGTAGTCTAGCACCGCATATCCGGCCATTTCTAAACTAATATGTCCAGATAGCAGGACAGGCAAACCCATCTTCCTCAGTGCAGCCATCAAGGTGAATAAACCTCGTGCGACCTTTCTGCTTTACGCCGATGCGCTGGATACCATGCTTCTGAGCCACCCTAATCAATTCTAAGGCGTTTTCTCCGCTAACAAGTATGTCTACCGCCTTTCCAGTTGAATGCGCTCCTGCCTTATCTTTGCGCTGTTCTATTGGGTGTTGCGGACTGCGGTATGCACTGCTGATTGGAAAGCCAAAGCCACACTCTTTACGGATAGCGATCAGAACCTTTAAAAAGTCAGGATCAAAGCCGCTTTCTCCGGTGTGCTTGCAGGCCAGTTCTTTTTCTGTGAAATATACTACTTTCTTTTTAGCTGTCATTTTTTAACCCTTTCAAAAGTTCTCAGGCCACCTAGCCCTAACATACCCATCAAAACTGGAAGCATAGTCGCCGTGTCGGCCTGTGGAATGTCTACGCCAAAACCTGCGGCAAGTGGTGAGATTAAAAAGTTTACTCCGAATCCAAGCACGCAAACCCATCCTGTAGCTGGCCGCCATCCCGCTTGGAACCAGTTTCCTTTTGCTTCTGCCTTGTTGACTTCGATCTGAGCCAGTGCAATCGCCTGCGCGTGTCTCTCTGACATTGTAGCGATCTCGTGCGCAATCTTCTGTTTAACGTCAGCATCAGGTATAAACTTGTCCAGTAGTCCAGTTACAGGGGCGATTAAGGCGTTTACTAGGCTCATTGGAACATCTTCCCGACTACAAATAAACCTATAATCAAAGGGTATATGCCCCAGATCATCATCTCAGCTTTCTTAAATCTCTCAGAGCCGTCATTTAGTCGGCGCTCAATGTTTGCATATCTGATCGCACATTCTTTCTCGTGCCCTTCTAGTTTAAGTAAAGCCTCTTTTACTGTAGCCATTATCGTTTCACCATTAATATCAAGCCATAGATCATAATAGGAATCACTGCTATTGCTATGCCAATAACGGTGACAAATGTTTTTATCATATTAATTCTGGTTCGCCGTACCGCCAACAACCTGCGAGCTTCAGCTTCTCTTTGCCGCTTGCACTCAGACTGAAAGTTTAGCCAGTCGCTATACATATCAGCACGACCCGCATAAACCATGTAGTCCTTTAGCCACACCTCTTGCTCTTTGATCTGCTCCAAAGCCATGAAAGCATCTAGGTCTGACTTACCCTTGGTAGATACTCTTTTGGCTATGGCGCTTTTATTATCAAAGTATTTCTTTGCTGCATCTGAGCAGTCATACAGCTCTTTGCCGTTACTAATAGCGGTTTTGATAACTTGAAACGCTGCATTGGCTGCGGCTATCTCTGCTAACATTATCTGTATACCTCTACCTTAGTAACGTCTACGTAGCGCGGTACGCAATACGCATGGACTGGTGTTCTATATGTCCTTATAGTTCCCTGTATAGTTAGCTCTTCAGCAAACCATCGGCATCTATTTAAATCGAACCAGTAGCTTTCAGCCTTCGCATCAATCGTACCGTTCACCATTACAATTAATGCAAAGACTAATTTCATTTAGACCACGATTCTATTCACTTAGACGCAGTGCGGATGTCTTTAGCAATACCTTCTACCAAAGTAGCTGAACCAGCACCAACACCTTTAGCAGTGTTTACTACCATGCCTTGTGCAGAGTCTACAGTTGAGTTGACGATCTGCTGTGATCCGTCAATAGCACCGTTGAATGTGTTGCAGCCAGCAAGTACAAAAAGGGTCGCGATTATTAATGTTTTCATGTTATATCCTCGTTATTAAATTAAGGCGCTGTAGGCCATGTAATGTTAGTTGGAAATCCCGCCTGTTCCGATATGTCACGCAATGCTATACGGTAAGTAGCCCAAGAAGCTTTTGTAGTGCTGTCCAGTGGCGAATCTGGCATCTGCGTCCAGTCGCATTGGGTCAGTAGCTCATCTCGCTTAAATCGTACGTCCAGAGCTATTGCAGAAATTTCATCATCAGTCATAAGAATAACAGACCAGCCAAGAACCCATGCGCCGTCAATAAGAGTAGGCGCTGCATTGGCGACGATTGTTTCGTTATGCTCAACCGCTGGTCTATCTGCATAACTTATACGATAAACCCCCCACCCAGCGAGCAGTTCGTCACTAAGTTTTAAAGGAAAAGAAGTATTCGGGTTATCTTCTTTAAGGTTCCTTAGACTATATGGAAAGTCTTGTATTTCGTTATTTAGTGTTTTGACATACATATTTTTTAACCATTTATGATGCTGGTGAGCTTAATACTACTTGGCCGCCGTTCGTTGTTGAAGTAGAGCCTGAGATAGTAGCTGCAAGCGTTAAATTTGTCGGGTCTGAATAATCATAAACATAAACATTGGGAGTCTCACTTCTAGCGGCCACAAAAATAAGCTCTCTTGCAGTGTCAACGGCTAGACTTCTGTTTGTTCCAGTGCCGAAAGCTGTGTTTGTAACAGTATCTTCAATTGTCATACTGCTTATAGTGCTGTAATCAATAACGCTTAACACTTCAGCGCCTAAGCAAAAAACTAAATTTTTGCTAACGTCGATTGCCAATTTACTAGCGCCGTCCAAGTTTGTAGAGCTTGCAACTAAAGATATATATGCGATAGACGCGGTGTTTGCTGTGTTTAACACTATTACCCAGTCTTTAGTTGGATTTGCAGCAAACTGATAATCATTTGTTGTGTCAAGCACTATCCCGCCGCTGTTATTCCATATTGTGCTACTACTTGCAGATTGCAAAATAGACATACTAGAAGTATTAGATATATCAACGCAAAAGCACTTTCCGCTGGATTGTACATACGCCACATCCCGCGCAACGTCTAATTTTACGTCCGTAACGCTTCTACCTAAATCAAGGCTGCTTATAAAAGACATGGCCGTTGGTGTGCTGTAGTCTATTGCATTAATAAAATCATCAAGAAGCGATGTAGCAAATACAACTTCGTTTGCGGAATCTACATCAACGCCTCTAGTGCTGTCTAATTTTATAGAGTCTGTGAGTGAGTCTTTAATAACCACGTTATTGACGTCGCTAAAGTCTACTAAGGTTATCTCGTCCCGACTACTATTAGCAAAAAAAGCATAGTCTCTCGAAGTATCAACCGCACTACCTTGGGCAATAGAAAATTCAGAGCCTGCAAGGTTGTCTTTAAAACTCATACTGCTAACATCTTCAACATCAATAGCGGTTGCGTCGCTAGTCCCCATGATAAGGCCTTTGGTAAACTGACCGCTTATACCTCCACCACCACCTGCACCCGAAGCTGCGATTATTTTTTTCGCTACCGTGCTCATTATGCCATCGCCTGTCCAGCCGTGAAGCCGTAGTAAGTTGTACCACCGTCAATAGTATAGAACACAAACACATCTACACCGTTGTTTGTTGCTGTAAGCGTAGGCGCTGTGCCTCCTGCCCAGTCAACACTAGCGGGCCAAGTAATTGCACGGGCTGTAGAGTCTTGGATAATCTTGAGCGTAAAGGCTGTAGCGTTGCCTGTGGTTGCTGGGTTGCTAAACGTGTAAGTAGTAGCGCCTGTGAGGCCATGTACAAAGTTAGTAGCAGTTGCTAGGTCAATAGTAGTTGTCGTACCAGTTAGCGTTACAGCGTCTTCTGTAATAGCTGCTTCAAAGACAACAGTGCCTGTTACTGTACCTCCAGCTTTAGGCAACGCAGCGTCAGCAGTTGTTCCCTGAGCAGCCGTAGCATAATCAGAAGAGTCAAAGGCTTTAACTTGTGCAAGGTTGGTGACTTCAGAATCCATTAGTGCGCCAGCGGCTGTTACGTTAGTAGCATCAGTAACGTCCGCACTAGCTTCAATACCATCTAGCTTAGTGTTGTCAGCAGAAGTGAAGTTAATCTCAGTAAGACCGCCATCGCCTACGGTGTAGGTGGTGTCAGTGCTGCTTATGGTAAAGTTTGGATAGGTGCCTGATATGCTTGTTGCGCCTAAGCCAGTTAATGCAACAGTCTGGTCAGGTGCGCTGTTGGATATAACGCCACTAGCAGAGATACCAATGCCTGTACCTGCGCTAATCTCGCCTAAAACGGCTGTTTCAAAGTCAACGCTTACAGCTTGATTGGAACCGTTTCCTAGAAAGAAGTTACCGTCATTAAGATTTGGGGTCGCGTTTGTACGACCAGCACCAGCGATAAATAAGATACCCGCTGAAGCGTGGACGCGCTCTACCTTGCCTAGATTCTGTATCAGAGATGATTCGCCGGTTGGCGGGGTATTAACTAGCTGACCGGACGTGGTGCCAACGTAAAGAGTGTCACCTAGTGTAAAGCCGCTTGTATCTACACCTGATATAGCGCCATAGGTCACAACGTCAACGGCAGAATTTAAAGTCGCATTATCAGCAGCTACACCAAAAGCAGGAATTTTTGCAGCATTATCGGCATCAGCCAAGCTCACTATAGGCGTATTACCGCTAATACCTGATATGTATATAGCATCGCCTTTAGAAAGAGCCTCGCCTGCTTGCGCCTTGAATATGTTATTTCCGCGCAGAGATCCTATAAACTCTGTTCCCTCAACATCACCAGTGAAGGTAGCACCAGTAAGCAGAGCGTATCCCGAAAGATCGGCAGACTCTAGCTTGTCAGTGTTAAGGTTTGTAAAGTTTGCATCGACTTCGTTATTAGTCAGGGGCGAGCCTTTGCCTGCCCTAGTTACTATAGTAGACATAGGTAGCCCCCCTTAAATTAAGATGCAGTTAAAGTAATTGTCCAAGTAACAGACATAGTGTCATCAGCTTCTTTATTCACTACTGAGAACACTGTTCGGCAAAGCATATCGCCACCAGAAGCAGCGTTAAAGATACCTGCCTCTGTAACCGCACCAGTGCCTTCAGAAGCCTCAAAAGACGCAATATAGGCAATCGTATTGCTTGAGGGCGTAGAGCTGTCTAGCGCCTCTCTGCTGCCTAGAATAGATACTAGATCAGTCTGGCCTGCTGCTGCGGCAGTAGTGCCTGAACCCAGCGCCATGTGAGACATAACATTAGCTGAAGTGCCTGCCATTCGTGAGCAAATAAACTCTAAACCGTCATTTACAATCAGGTTTTTGATCTTTCTACTTTCTTTAACTTTGCCGTCAGCACCCTTTAACACAAGAGCAACTTCACCGCGCAGCTTTAAATTTTCATTAACCATTTAACACCTCTAAAAAGTTCGGCTGTAGCCTACGTAATCTTCTAAAAAATACCCCACCTCGACATAACCTTGGCCGAGCAGTGAGCCACCATCTGTTGCTGCGATTGTATCACTTTTAATCTTTGCTTGCTGTAGCTCAAAAAGGTCTACTGCTGTTGCAAGGTCTGATCTAACTTTAACAAAAGACATCTCCTGATCATCTTCTGCCGTTGCCTCTCCGTCCAAGTCATCTGTAACGCCCAAGGCTTCATTAATAAACTTATGAAAGTCTGCACTATGGTCATCGCCAAAGCTGCCTGAGTCGGCAAATAGCTTCGCACGCAATATAATTAAAACATCTGTAAAACCTGCTGAGTCTGCGAAGGTTTTAGAAACTGTAAGCGCCAGCGCCTCGGCTGCGGGTATGTTTTCAGATATTGCCTTTGTATAGGCTGACTGTATGACATCAGCGAATACGGCTTGCTCTGACTTATTTAAGCCTACAGCGAGCAATTCTGTGTCAGTTAAGCTGCCACTATCACTTGCAACCTTGTTAGGCACTATTAGCGGGCTGTCTGTTGCCGAGCCTGAGTCTGCTTTGCCTGTTGCTGTGCTTTTGGCGGCAACTTCAGATATAGATATAGATTCGCTTGTACTCTTGCCTATGTTTGACTGCTTCTGATCGCTAAAGCCTGCTTGGTCTGAAAGCACTTTGCCTGCAATCTTATTAAATACATCCGTAACATTAGCGCTGTCTGTAAAAATCCGCGCCAGTATGCGAACGGATATAAACGCAATTTCAACTAATGCGCGGTTAAATGTTATTTCTGCTGATGCCCTTCTTTCGGCAATATTAGCGATGGCATTGTTAAACTCAATCGCTGCCTTTGCTCGTCTTTCAGCAATACCCGCTATAGCGCGATTGAATATAACCGTTAGATTGATCACTCAAAATCTGCACGTAAATAAAATTCTAAGGTTTCATAGACAGTCTCAACTGTGCTATCACTAAAGGTAATCTCAACCTCGCCTTCATAGAAGCCCTCGGCACGATCTAAGTTGCCAGCGCCAAACTGAAAAACAGCTATACCGTTTTGCAGGTTAGTACCTACATCAGTAGCAGTCAGCGTAAATAAAGTAGTAGTTGCGCCTTTAGCTCTGAACTTTAAACGAACAGTTGCCCCTGTACAGTCAATGACACTCCCGTCATGCGCTCTGGTTAAGGTAGCTTGAATCGCTGTGGCTGTGTCGTCTTTTACCAAATAATAAGTCATAGTTACCTCGCAGGATCAAGAAAGCCGTACCGCTTCATTCCTTGCCCGAAATCAGTTTGCATAAATAAAGTCTTAATGTCCTGCCTAGCCGTTAGTGCGTCACGTAGCTCTATAATTGCCGCATTAGCTGTTGCAGGGGAATCATAACTGCCGCTAATAGTATCTTCGTCAGATGTTGTAGTATAACCGATCTCAATCACGACACTAACTCCATTGTTCCGATAAACTTCTCGCACTCTACGGTTACATTCGTATAGCTAGTCGATATATCCATGTTTGCCCTAAAGTCTGTTGCGGTAGTTACTGCGCCATAGGTATCCGAAACGCTGTGCCTGTTGTAATAAAACCCGCCTCCGGTTGGAACGTCTACGGTTACAACGTCAGCAGATGCAGGGTTTACCCATGTACCGACTGCTGCGAACTTATAAGCATTGAAGAACATAGTCTCACCAGTGCTAAACACTGTGGTTGCCTGCCCTACTAAAACGTAGGTGCGGTCATTTGCACCATCATAATAAACGCCCTCAATAGTGCCGTATCCAGTGCCGCTGCTGTTATCTGCAACGCCGCCAGTATTGTCTAGCTCTGCAAGATGATTGCCAGAGATATAAACTAACTGCTTAAAGGTATGCGGGAAACTTACAGCAACCACGCCATTTGTAGATCCGACCTGCACGCCTGTTGCGCTTTTGCTTTTAACCTGCAAGCTAAAATTAATCTGTATTTTGCGATCAGTTCCGCTGGTATTGCGCAGCTTAAACATAAAGTCTAGGTCTAGTCTTGCTCGCTTGCTGATGCCTAGCTCTGGTGCGGGCAAAGTGAATGCTGTGGTCTGCTGGTCTGTCGTGGTTAGCTGCAAGTCATCAAACATAGAAACAGGGAACAATTCAGAAACATCGCCCGATAACTTGTTAGCAGTAATCGTGTCAGCCTTTATCTGATCACCTGTAATGGTGCCGTCAACAACCAAGTCACCACTAATAAAGTTAGTGTTCTCGCTCCAGCTAGATGTTCCTGTGCTGTATGTCCAAGCGTGAACAGTATCCTCAGTTGTGGTTGTGTCAGTTGCTAGAAACACATCGCCATTCTTAGGGTCACGACCTGCGGCTGTTGTAAATTGCCCAGCAGTTGGCGCTGATGCCGAGTCCGTAACAGCCTGATAAAAGCTAGGCAGCTTTGGCGTAGTGTCTGCGGTAGCGGTCGCGCTTCCAGATAATGCCGTAGATTTTACGTTAAGCCCATTAACTGCAAATATGCTTACATCGTATGCTTTGCTGGGAACAACTGGGGCAATAGAATAATCCGTAAGCTTTGTTACTTGATTATAAGGCTGCCCATTATCGGTCGTATTTCTCCACTGCACTAAGTAATGATCGGTAAAGGCATCGTCAGCAGCAGTCCAGCTTACATCTAGTGCAGGGGTTACTGTGCCGTCTGCGTTTACAGTGGTTACTGGCGTTATATTAAGGGGTGCAACAGGCGCACCCGCCGTCAATCCATCATATAAAGGGACTTCCCCGCCTTCTAAATAATCTTCTTCATCTGATGACTGCCAATCATAGATGGCAGATGCGGTTTCAATAGCATTAACATTGACTACAATCTCGCCAGAACTAGCCAAGCTAATTTCATAGCCGGTCACTTCAAAGATTTTTGCCGACCATCCCATCTTTGCATTAGTGACCATAATATTGTCACCCGCCTTAAACTTCAGGGCGGCTAAGTTGCAGGGCATTGTAACGGTGGTTTGCATCCTTGATCTTAAAAGAGCCAGCTTTGCAATTCTCTGCGCCCTAATATTATTGGTGGTAAAGCCCAAAGGCATATCGAGATATACAATGCCGTCATCTTCTGCGCCGTAGGCTGAAGCCTTGCCAGTACCGCTACCCGCACCAGTGGCAGAGAATATCACCCCTACCGTATTACTGGACGCGCCGATAGCGGTGAAATCGGTATCACCTACAAACGTAATAATGTATTTAGTGCCGGTAGTAAAGCTGCCTGCGTCTGTATTCGCTAACTGGGCTGGATAGTCTGCGGTCGTATAATTGTCATCTTCATTGATGAAAAGACCTTTAACGCCGTTGTACACGCTGCGTCTTGATTGCTTAGTCTGAACGCTAATATCGCCTACTATTGCTGACTCATCTATAGTGACAGTTGGTGCAATGTATTCAGAGCCGGATATAAAATACTTACCACCCGAATAGCTCATGGTTCCGGCCATAGATGTGAGCATTGACTCGATGTTTTCTTTTTTAGAATTTAGCGTATCAATCCGGCCATCAAGCGTATATCTTTTCTGTGTGCCTCCGGCTGAGAGTGCTACATCTTCATCACAAAGAGCGATTGCAGTCGCTATATAGGTCTGATCAACATTTGCCGCAACCTCGCCTAATCCGTACTTAGAATCAAGTATATAGTCATAGACGCAAAGTGCGGGATTCTGGCTCCAAGCGGTTGTAGTTGTAACAGGGTTATAGACTTTCTTGCCTCTAACAAGCGCAGAAACATTTGGCAGGCCGTTAGCGAATAGGTCGTTGTCCCACTCTAAACGCAAATACATATATGCAGTGTCTAGTAGCTTGTGATCGGCAGTCCATTCACTTGACGCTGCAACAAGGTCAGCATCAGCAGTAGTTTGATTTCCGAGATGTACGTTAATCTCTACATTATTAAGCCACTTAGTGAGCCTTGATCCGTTCTGCCAAACTAACTCTTCATTAAAATAAATCTTTTCAAAAGCATCTATCTCATGCCCAGCAACGGCAATAACCATGTGTATATATTTGTTAT